GCATGATTCAAGACGGGTGCCCACTTCTCCTGAAGTTGGGTTGCGTTGAACATTTTTAACCTCTAATTTTTTGTTAGTTTGGTATACGATTATTTAGTATAATAAATTACTTAAGCTTCGAGATAGCAGCAGCGTAGGCATCCATGATGGTTGTAGCTTTTGGAGCTTCTGCCATCTCTGGAGCATCTTCGCTAGTCTCTTCTCTAATCTGAGGAGCACCTTCAGCAGGGAAATACGACTCACGGAGAGTCTTAACTGCTTCGGTATACTTCTCGATAGATTCGAAAGTGAGTCCTTGTGCTAAAGAAGCAAGCTTGTCTTTTTGTGTATCAGCTAATCCTTCAGACAACTTAAACAAAGCAAGTTCTCTTTGGAGTTGAGCCTTCTCTTCGACAGTTTTCAAATTACGCTCAATTTGCTCATTGAGACGGGTTTCCATTTCACGATTCGTTTCAGCAAGACCCTCTACAATATCCTCTTTATCTTCGGGGATATTAATATAATGCTCTTGGAAGAGATTCTTAAGTCCAGCAATGAAATCAGTTGTAAGTTCGTTTCTTACACCACGATCGATTGCTAGTTGGTTCTCTTCTAACCATTGACTTACACCGTACTTAATAGTACCTTTTACTTCTTCTTGAAGTTCTGCTTTTACTTCGCCAACTTTCTCTTCGAGTGCCTTGACGTGCTCTTCCTGAAGTTTTGCCCACTCTTCTTCTAGTCTTACTCTTACAGCAGCTTCGAAGATAGTAGTTGCCTTAGCAGCAAATCCTTCAGAAAGTTCAGTGCCCTCGATAAGAGCAGCAATGTCAGCGGATACATCAAGGTGCTCGAAAGCAGGCTTGATAGGATATGTTACAGCAGGACCGGTGCTGGTTCCATAGGCAACTTCAGTGCCGATGGATCCTCTTGGGGTGCCGGGATCTTTCTGATGAGCCTGTTGGGCATCACCGGAAATAGGGGTAATAGGAGCAGATGCCTTAGCACCTGGATTCTCTTCGCCATCTTCGTCATGCTCATGTGGTGTAGTAGTGCTTCCACCTAGATCGGTAGGAGCAGACTGACCGATGGCAACAGAAGGAGGTACAGATGGTTGTGGATCAGCGCCACCTGCCTTAGATGTTTGAACATCTGAGATTTTCGAAGGTTCAGAACCAGTTGCGGGGATCACAGCAGCTGTAACTGTTGGCATAGGATCACCCTCATTAAGAGTAATGCCTTGCTCTTTAACAAGCTCCCCAAACTTTTCCTTTAACATATCTGACATTTGAGTGTTCCTCTAGCGGTAAAAACAATATTATTCTTATGAAGTATTTATCAAAAAGTTTATTTAGAAAGTCTACCCATGAGAGCATTGAATGCCTCTAGGGTTCTCTCTTCTAACTGAACCTTGCTAGGCGCGTTAGCAATGTATCTTTGGTATTTATCAAGGTCACTCTCCTTTAGAGCACCATTTTCCCATACCCATTCTTTTCCTTCCATAATGCCATTAACAAAAGCACTAGGAGCGGAAGGATCTGCTACGATATCAGCAGCAGTAGCAAGCATAAAATCGTCACAAACATAGTTAGCGTCTTCACGCTTGTCTAGACTTCCCATGCCTCTGGAAGAAACACCAAGTTTTACTCCCTGCTTTAATAGATTCTCTACCATCTGACCATGAGGTTGAAGAGTAAGAATCTTTGCTTTTCCGATGAAGTCATTACCTTCTGCCTTAAGAGAGGTAATGAGATGTGAAACTCTATCTAAGTTTACGGTAGGACCATCGGGGTGTCCTAACTCACCTAAGGCGCGCCCTGAATCTATATATTCTTCGACGTATCTCTCTACCTCTCGGTTAAGAACTTCAAAGGGATAGATACGGCCGTTACGATTCTTAATCTCGGACTGTAAGAAAATACCTTCGATATAGAGACTCTTCTCTCCATCTTCAGTCTCTTCTTCAATAAGTTCTACCTCTTCGATGTTTTCTGTGATAAGTTTCATTGTTCTGTCTCTGTTGGTTCTTCGAAATAACTAGAAGCGACAACTTTTTTATAGTTGTCCATTGCTTCAGATGCCTCGGCATCCATCATATCCGTAACAAGATCTAAAGCAGATGCTCTATTTTTTGCTTGAATTAGATTAATCACTTCAAGGGATTGGTCTTCCATTATTAGAAAATTAAATGTGTGTTAATTATTTAGCACCATTAGACTTTGGAGCAGGCGCGGGAGGTTTAGGTGCCTGCTTCATCTTCTCAAGTTCACGCTCAGCAGCAGCATCTGCTTCTAACGAATCAATCTCGGGTTGGAAAGCAGCATTCTCTTGCTCCATAGCCTGTAACTGATTCATCATGGCAGGATCTAGAGCAAGACCATCCTTGATATCTTTCTTGATCTGCTTGCTCATATCCTTAAACTCTTGATCTGTCTGACCTAGAATTCTCTTACGGATATATTCTGTGGAGAAATATTTACCAACAAAGGGATCCATGGAGGTAACAACGTTGACTTTCTGAGTCATCATTTCGAGTTCTTTCAACTCATTAAAATGATTATCAAAGAGATAGTCATATTGAATATGCTCCTCCATATCATCCCAGTCTTGTGGGGTGATAATACCTTTAAGAACTAATTGATCCTTTAGAATATCGTGAAAAAGATTAGAAAATCTCTTACGGAGTCTGCCGATAAACTTAGTAAACTTAAGTTCGTCTCTCAATACTTCCGTAGTCTTACCTAAATTAAATCCTTTGTTATCATCGGTGAGACGTGATGGTGGTAGGTTGAGAGAGTTGTATAGTTTCTTTCTAAAATACTCAACGTCCTTTAGTTCACCTAAGTTCTGACCACCAGGAAGTGTAGAGATTTCTGTTCCTCTACCACCTTCTCTACGTGGCAACCAGAAATCCTCAAGCATACTCATATGCTTTTTGTCATCACGGGCTTCACCAGTGGTGGAGTCATACACCATCTTATTTCTATAGCGTGACATTACATCACGGAGATATTGTTCTGCCTTTACCTTAGGTAAGTTGCCAACATCAATGTAGAAAATTCTACGTTCTGGAGCACGGGACAATCTATAGATAACAAGAGAGTCCTCAATCATACGGAGTTGATTGAGAGACTTGATTGCTTTATGTAAGAAACTCAACGTCATCTTTTTGTTGAGATCTTTTAAACCCGAATCACATGTAGCGATAGATTCGGCAGAGATTCTAATGCCTTGGTTATTAGACATCTCCATAGCACCTTGGAATCCGGTGCTTTGTTTAGCAAAACCTTTGGGGTTGTAAATGTAATACTCTACGTAGTCTCCCCAGTCATATGCTAAAGCAGATCCTTTCTCTTGAAGTTTTTGATCGGTAGACTTATCGATCTTGTGGCGAATCTTCTTAAGTTTTAAGGGATCAATATATCTAAGTTCTTGAATACCTTTCTTTGGGTTATCTAGATCGATAACTTTGTGGTAGAATGTCTTACCATCTACGTACCAACTTCTAATAATCTGATGAGCGTTTTTGTCGAAAGTTAACAAACGCTTGATGTAATTAAATTCTTTTCTAATTTTATTCTTGATAGAATCACTGATGTCAAGATTAGTTAAGTCAATCTCAACAGGTGAATCGCTAGCGTCACTAACTACAAACTCATTAACAATTTCATCTACAGCAGAGTCACACTCCGGATGTAGTACCATGCTACGGTATCTTTGAATGAGACCGTATTCACCGGCATCATTCTTTCCTCCCTCCATGTCTACATATGTACCAAAATAACCACCTGCTACGGTGGTTAGATCGGCATCATCTGAGTTAGGGGGGACCGGGGATTGCCCCTTCGGTCCCTCTTCCCTATTGATTTTATAACCAAATAATTGACTCATGATGATTTTAACTTGTCTGTATCGCTACTATTTATCAGTCTTCAACAGAAGGACCATTAGCAGCAGCACCGCCAGTAGCAGATGTAGCAGACCACCAGGCATACTGGAACTCAACAGTGAATTCCTCAATCTGATCATTAGCATCATATGCTAGATCAATCTGAGATACGCTAGTTGGGAAAGCGTAGTAGAGTTCGTATGTTCTTAGTGGAGTACCGTCAGCACTGGTATCTTTCTGTAACTGAGTTACCTTGATACGCTTAGCGTAACCATCGTTCTCATTAAGAACGAATAGTGGAGCGGTGTTACCATCATGGGTATTCATCTGCTCAAGCCACTTCTCGAAGTAAGCACGGGTGATCATACCCTTATCATTGAAGAATGTAGCAGACCATGTATCGAAGGTTCTATCACCAGCGATCTTAATTGTTCTACCACGGAAAGGAACTTCAATAACTCCAAGACTGGAAGCAGGGAGAGCAGCAGACTTACAAAGTAAGTTCGTATTGATATCAGGTGTGCCGAGGCTCTCGGGGAAAGGAATTTCCACCGAGAACATATTTGGCTTTACACCTTGGGCGATATCAGCAATAAAGTTACTGATTTTAGTTGCCATTTTCTTTAACCTCTATAGTATGTTTGTTTGTTAGTTTATAGATCAGCGTCCAACCACTTCACTAAAGGCAACGCCTGTCTTAGTGGCAGTGAAGGTAATGCTTACGAAGTTGATAGAACGTGCTGCCTTGACAAAGATCTCAGCAACAAATTCGTTTCTATCGATAACATCTGGTGTGTTATTGGTTTCATCACAAACAACGAGGAAATCTGTAACGCCTCTTCTTGCCTGAACTTCGGCAAGGTAAGAGTTTACAGCACTAGCGAAGCTACTTCTAGTTAGAACATCGTTCTGCTCGAAGAGAACTCCAGAACTAAGTCTTTCAACTCTCTTCTCAAGGTTGAGGAAGAGTCTACGAACGTTAATTCTATCAAAGGCACTTGTGGATGCTAAAGCGGTTTTGTCTCCGAAGAGAGTAATACCCGAACCAGGAAGAATCGTGATTGGGTTAATTCTGTTGGTGTAAAGATCGTCTCTATCTGCCTGGGAAGGAACGTATGCTAGTTTAATAGCATTCTTGAGTGCTCCTCTGGCAACACCAGCAGGGGAATACCAATCGGCAAGAGCCTGAGAGGTAGAGACACAGAGACCAGCGACATCACCGTTACAAGGAATGAAACGAGTTCTGTCGTTGAATCTGTCATAAACTTGCTTGTATCCAGAATCGAATACAGCATACGATGTGGAAGGTAATGTACGGAAGAAGTCGATTGTTCTCGATTTCTGAGCAGCAGCGTTAAGAGAAACACCACCAGTACCGATCTGATTACCTTTGTGTGGCGAGACGAAAGCGATACAATCTTTTCTAGCGTCAGCAATACCTACAATGGTAGATGCTTTCAACTTAGTATCGTCTTCAGCTGGCATAGATCCACCCATGAGGATGAAATCTAGTTCGGTTTGGTCAGCAGTTCTGAATACTTCATATCCAGCAACAATCTCACCAGCACTGTAAGCATAGTCATCAGCACCGAACTTAAGCTGCTTGCTGTAAACACCTAGAACAGCAAACTTATCTGCTGTGCCGCCAGCAGCAAGGTCGTCCTGTAGCTCTACAGAATCCGAACCCCAAGCAACGTAGTCACTATCAACACCGTCGTCGATGACAGATTCAACGGTAGATGCTCCGGCATAGATGTACTCAGACTCATCATTGATGATGTCCTTGTAGTAAACGGCACCGTTCTCAGCAGAACGACCATCGATTAGTTTCGATAGCGATGTGAATGTTTGGACAACGTTGTTAACTGTACCGGAAATTCTACCGTCAACGTCAACAACAGCAACACTAACTTCATCATAGAGAAGACCTCTATCAGAAGCATATGCCGAAGTACCAGGACGAACACCTAGAGCGTTTAGACCGATCGATAGACCACCAGTACCAACGGGTACGCTGGTGTTAGTCCACCAGTCATATACAGCAGTTAGAGGTGTATCACCGGCAGTTGTTACAACGGTAACAGTGATGTCAGAACCACCAACAGTGGTCACGGTTAGAGTATCTCCATCGGAGTAATCATCACCAGCAGCGTTAACTTCAACAGTAACAGCGCCACCATCTAGGTCAACATCAGCAACTGTGATTGTGATGTCATCAGCAGTAGTAGCACCACCAACTTGAGTTCCGAGAATAGTGATAACATCACCAGAAGAAATACCGGTTCCACCGTTGACAGGAGTTACAGAAACAATCGCTCCGGTAACAGCAGCTCTTACTACCTCGAAAGTAGCATCGGTATCAGAAGTGGCAGCAGGGTATGTAACACCAGCACCAGCACCAACGGCAGCACCAACAGCAGCAGAAACTGCTTGTCCAGCTGTTAGAGTTCCAGAACCCTCAACAGTAACATCGAATGTAGCACCAGCACCAGTTCCAGTAACGGTAGCGCCAGCAACAGCAGTGAACGTACCTACGTCTCTACCTGCTTCTGCTACGGCATCTGTAGTGATGGTATCGATAGGATCCTCACCGTCAGACTGTAGAGAATCGCTAGTAGAGGGTTCGGCAGCACCAGCGTCAAGAACGATAGCAGCTTTCCACTCAGTCATGGATGCTTCATACGTTAGAACGTATCCAGAAGATCCGTTGCTGAAGGTGACACGATCACCAGCCTCAAGTGGGTTTAGATCAGCATCTAGTGGAGCAGAACCAAACTCTACATAAACATCAGCACCACGGTCAGCAACGATTACCTGAGCGGAGTTACCCCACTTACCAGGAGTTCTAGCAAGGAATAGTTCGGAGATCGTCTGACCTACGAAATCTGCCTGAGTGTTGATTTTATAGTTTTGGTTAACATCATTTGTAGCGGCAGTACGAATGTCTGCTGTATCTGTTCTAACTACAGCGAGTCTACCACCGTAGTTTAGGAATTCGGAAGCAACCAACCAGTCTTCAGCATTTCCTTCTACGGGAAGACCGAATCTATCTAGTAGTGCTCTCTGTGAGTCAATCTCTGTAATAACGCCTACTTCACCCTTAGCAAAAGTGGTGGAGAAGGCAGCTGTAAGTGCCTGAGCACCTACAATAGTCGCCGTTGTAATGTCACGTTCTCTTAATAAAATACCAGGCGAGATAAGGCTTGCCATGTGTAAATCCTCGGGTATCCATTTGAATCTGAAATTATTTATTATTTCCTACTCTTTGACTGGGGAATACTTGGGGAATTACCAGTCTGGATACACGTCTCTTATTCTGGGGACAGGGTTATATGGTATGTCCGGTTTATTCTTCTTCCTAACCCTTTCTTTAGTACACTCTTTACACTCATATGAGTAAGCAGCTGCCACTGTGCCTCTATCCTTACGGGTAAGATAGAAGTCATCCATTAGACTTTTTGTTTTTCCACAGACTCTACATTTTCTCTGTTGAAATATTAGTTGTTCTAAATCAAACTTGTCTTCAAAATTCATCAAACTGATTCTCTAATATCAATCTATAAAAATTATTTTTCATAGCAATAAGATCCTGTTGTTCTTGAGGATCTCCACCCGACCATTTTTCTACAGCTTGAGAAAGACCGGTGTGTATTAATCGTATAGCATCTATATTTAATTCGATAGAGATATAACCGTCGTCTTCCATTATCTCCACTCCCACATGTAAGACATCTCTTCTTGAGTCTCTCCATACTCCCAGAGATTTCCATCTCCATCGACAAATCCTTCATCACCTTCCAGACCTGTAGTAATAAATCCGAATGGTGCCATGTCTTGTTCGATCTGGTTCTTTTGATCTTCGTAGATTCTTTGACGAACATCATTGTCTGTTAGTTCTTTGAAGTAGTCTTGCTGAACTAACCAGGCAAAAATAACCATACACATCACAAGGTCATCGTGGAATCCATCATCTGCTTCGAACGATTGTTTCTTCTGGATGAACGTAGTCAGTTCGTTGATGATCTCATAGTCTCGGAAGAGTAACTTATCATCCTCAACAATTTGTTTAAGGTTAGCACACCCTTGTTTCTTAACTGTGATACTCATCTTGACACCTAACTGTGTTTTGTTGCCAGAGAATCCTTGTCCTACGATCTGTCCAGCACGTCCTCTCATAGAGCACATAAGGACGTTAGGATACTCTAGGTCAAAGTTCAAGATAGACGCCACAGAGTCGCCTACATCGTTGACTTCACACAGCACCCAAGCATTGTTATATGCTCTCGCTACATCGTTGATGACGTTTG